TGCACGTAGCTCAAAAATATATGCTCGAATCAATCGATAGCCTCGAAGATATCGCTTTGTATGCAGAATCAGGTGATTACGATATACAAGAACCCATTCATATACTCGCAAAGAAAATAGGATACGCCTTTGAAAACCGACTGATGAATATCGCAATAAACAAGGGAGTTGTTCTTTATCCAAAATACTTAAACAATAGAATCAATTAAACTATAAATGCCGACTACCACGACTCGCTCAGGGCGTCAGATAAAGAAACCACAATTATTTAAACCGACAGAAGAGGTTGTTTTTGACGATTACGGTGAAGATGAGCACGATTCGGATTTTGGGAGTGACATTGATACAGAGGAAGAATACCACTCTCAAGATGACTCCGATTCCGATTCCGATGACGAAGAAATAGACGAAAATGGAAATCTCAAAGATTTCGTCGTCGATGAGTCCGACTCAGATGAGGAAATTTAGCTTAAAAAAAAGATGATTTGTATAACAAATGGAGACGGATATAGGAAACCCCATTGATTATAAGTCTGAGATTGAATCGCTGAATAAAGACTACGATGACCGCGATGACTTCTACGAGCAGCAGCCGTCATACATCCATCAACCTCCTCCTCCTCCACCACCAATGTTTCCGGGCACGCAACAGCAGTGGCAACCGATCGATGCAAACAAGACAAATGATGTGTTTTCATCCATCGATAAGACGGCATATATTATTATATTTGTAGCCTTTATTCTAGGCTTTTTTATGGGTAAAACCATGCAACCAGTCATCCTCAGACCATCCTGAAGATGAAAATGGTTCAAAATCACCGATATCACCGGTCGCCGGTTCCGTGAAATACGCGCGACTCACGACGAGTGGATCTTTTAGTAATTCTAGACCCACATCAAATGCAGTATCACTTTTGTTTTTTCTCTTTTTGTACAAGGAAAAAAACAAAATAAATAGCGCCGCGACAATAGTTAATGTTATGATATTAAGAATGACGCTGAGCATATTACACTATACTCATAAATTTTTTACGCCGACGTCACTTCCTCACCTGGTTCTTCATCCTTCTCCTCAATCTTCCCGTTCGTCGAAGCTTCAGCTTCAGCCTCGTGTCTCTTGCGTCGTTCTTCGATTTCAGCCGCCACGATCGCATCGGCTTCCTTCACGAGTTCTTCCATCGGGGAATCCGGCTTCTCCTTTTGGAGACGTTCCAAGACCTCAGCCGGGTGACTGATGGGTGCTTCATCCGGTTTCGTGTAAAACTTTGAGTTCTCATCACCCGGCTTAATGTACGAACCATCTGGACGCACCGTCATCATATCTCTTTTACGCTCTTCAAACATCTTCGCAGCCTGGATTTGATTTTCCTTGTATCCTTGCATGATTTCTTCGAGCTTTTCGTTTTGGTAGTGCACGTCGTCGATCGCATCTCTGTCCGGAGGGATCAATAACCACTTGTACATGTCAACGACGTAAATATCAAACGTCGAGTCTTCCTTTTGAAGACGCTTTGCGTGATTCGCGGCTTCATCACGAGTCGCGAAAGTGCCACGGATCTTAACGCCAAACTTGTCATTCTTTTGAGGACACTCGGGTCCAACCACAGACAGGCACGCGAAAAGCTGTCCGGGAACCGTCGTGTAATCTTGTTCAAGCGAAGCCATTATAGTCATGTTACGGTAATAAACTTTAAGCCTTTTGAGTGACTAAGTCGTTTAAAAGACTGAAGATAGTAAAGATAAATGGAAGACCTTCGACGGACGCATAACGATGCGAAACGTGCACTGATTCAGTCAGTCACGAAAGAAGGTCACCAAATCCTCGATGTGGGGTGTGGTTTTGGTGGAGATTTGCAAAAATGGCGTGCGTGTGGTGCAAACATAAACATGTGCGATCCAGAACCATCGGCACTCGAAGAGGCAAAGACACGGGCAAAGAATATGAAAATACGCGTCAATTTTTACCAGGGAGACATTTTCAATTGTCCACACAGATACTTTGATATCATCTGTTATAACTTTTCACTGCATTACATATTCCAAACTCGAGATCTATTCTTCGATTCGATACGTGAAATACGAAAACGTATGCGACCGGGTGGACGTCTCATAGGTATCATACCAGACTCTGAAAAGATAATGCTCAAGACACCGATGACCGATGCGCTTGGAAATTTCTTCAAATTGCGATATCCAGGAAATGGTGGGTTCGGTGAAAAACTATTCGTACACCTCGTCGATACACCGTTTTACGCGGATGGACCCAGGTCGGAACCAGTCGCGTTCAAAGATGTACTGATCACATATTTGGACGAGATTGGATTCAAATTAGAAATGTGGGAGGGACTCGAAGGAAATCCAATATCACAACTCTATAGTAAATTTATCTTTGTATATAAAAAATGATAGCTTGGGTTCTGCTCATCATTATTAATCTGGTCATTCTCTCAATCACGCGCGAACCCACCAGACTCATTGAAGTTAAAGAAAAATACAGGCGATTGCGTGAACATCTGCGTGACACGAAGAATGAAAAATTTAAGGTGTTGACGCGTTGTATTCCAATCACGGCCATGCACGCGACGCGTGGACCGATTGGGTATAACACGAATAAAGGTGTTGATATCGGCTTGTGCATCGATGGCCAAAACTCGAATCAAATCTTTCACGTGCTCATCCACGAACTCGCACACACGACCGTGCGTGAATATTCCCATAGCGAAGACTTCTGGAACAACTTTGTCGAACTTCGACAGATATGTATCGATCTCGGAATATATGAGAAGATCTCATCAAAGACGAAGTTCTGTGGTCAGTACATTCAGGATAAATAATCTCCACTAGATTTATATGAAGACTCCAGTGTCCCTCGTCGCGAAAGCCATTGGTTTGTGGGTGGGTGTCATGCTCGTGACGCAATTACCACTCCTCATTGAAAATTACACCGCACGACTCGCGTTGATCACGATTGTCATGCCGAACATCCTTCGTTTGATTGTTGGAAACATTCCGCAACTCGCCGTCGATCAAAAGTTCATGATGATCGCATCAATCTTCTCATTCCTGTTAGCGTTTGCGTTTGGTCGCTTGAACACAAAGTCGCAGGACACTGTCAAAAACTATGGTAAAGACACAAAGAAAACACTGCAAGGTAGTGCATTATTTGTGACCACTTTTACGTTGGGTGCGTTGATTACCTATTATTCGGGTATTCATAAGACGCTCTACACACAAATGGGCTGGGAAACCGCGAACAACGTGGCACCGCAACCCATGGCGTCGGCGATGAACGTGTCGAATTATTAATTCTTCACGATATACGTCTTCGTGATGTAGAAAATAAGAGCGGCGACGAGACCCGTCGACGCCAACCCAATCGCGCTCCGAGAGCCATTCTCACCTAGAAACTTGGGAACAGTACTCGCAAGCTTCTCCTGGACCGGCCTACTCACGGCAGCGGCGGCGCACACACCGGCGATTAACGCGAACAATTGATCGTCGGTCAAATTCATGATATTTTTACTCTTCGGTTCGACCTTTTTCTTTTCTTCGGTGGGCATCTGCATCGGCATTTGCGGTGCGGTCGCGCGCACGCTTTGCATACGCGGCTCGGCAGTCATCATCGGTGGAGCCATGATATCCGGCACGGCACTCGCACCCCCCATAAGTTCAGAAATCGGTGTGGAATCCATGGTCGTTGTATCTTTACTTTGACTCATATTTTTTTCGTGTAGGTTTTCTTGCACAAACGTAGTCGAAGGATTATCGAGCGACACCATACCATCATCTTTATCATTCAGGTTCATCGTTCGTATGTCAGACATTTATATAGCCTGAGTTTTTTGAAACATACGAGTGACGCATTTTCACTTTCTTTTGATTACGGTGAGACGAGTCTTTTTTGTGGCGTTCTTTGTGTCGTCTTCTTTTTGTTGTGAATACTTTGGATTGTACATCTTCTTATGTGCCTGCCATAAGCTCGGACCACCCACTCTAAAATTCTTCCTGATGGTTGCCTTGTACCAAAACACACAATCAGATATCTTATTAGACTTTACCGTGTTGTCTAATACCAAACACTCATAATTTTCGGTACATTGATCCATCACCTTACAAAACATATCAAATGAAGGAAAAATACCAAAAAAAGACTTGTAGAGTTTTTCTCTATTCTGTATGATGTTTTCCCGAAGAATGAACACGTAGTCCACGTTAGCGCGTAGTGCTGGTGGTAAATCCATGACGTATTGCATCGTGAGCATGAAGAAGATCTTCCAGTGACGTCCATTCATGAAACATTGTCGAATACACGTGTCTTTGAGAAACTTTGAATCGTACATACAATCGTCGAGAAGCATGAACGCACCACAGTTATCCTTTCCTGCACCCACAAGTTTTCGCTGTCTCGCCATCACACGCTCGATTGCTTCACGGTCGTAGTCACCGTAAATGAAAAGGTCTGGAATAAAATCAGAATAAAAGTGATTTCCTTCTTCGGTTCCTGATAATACTATTCCTGCTGGAAGATGTTTTTTGTGGTACATGATGTCTTTCACGAGTGTCGATTTCCCCGTGTTACGCTTACCTATAAAAACACATACCCGATCATCTCCCATAGTTTCGGGCTTGAATTTCCTCAATTGAAGATTCATTCTACTGTAGTGAGCCGTTTTAATTCGCAAAATTTTACTCACATACAGTAGATATGTCTGGACGTGTGAGACTCGCTGTCACCGGTATCCAAGATCAATGGCTCACAGGTGAGCCGCAGTTTTCATATTTTCTGACATTGTTCAGACGACATAGTAAATTCGCACTCGAACAAATTGAAAGTCCTTTTGATGGGACTATTGATTTCGGTGAAATACTTGAATGTCGTGTACCACAGAATAAAGGAGATCTCATCAAGAATATATCTTTGAAAATAACTCTGAGTGATCCAACACCAGACGAAAGTAATTCGATTAATAACGTGGTATACGTACCGTCAGTGTGTACTGAACTCATCGAATACGCGGAGCTCCTGATAGGTGGACAAACGATCGAGCGCATCACGGGTGAATATATTTTCATGCACCAACAACTCTACAATAACGACGATGACGTCGCACAGTCACTCTACTTTTTGAATAGCCATGGGAACTACCTCGGATATCGTGGTGATTACACATACTTTATCGACCTACCGTTCTTTTTCTATAGATTTCCAAACTTATCGATTCCGGTGTGCGCCCTGACGAAACAATTGGTTGAAGTCCGTATCAAGTTACGACCACTTCATAAGATTGTTCGTGACACAAAAAATAACATCATTCCCGCGAACGTCACGGCGGCTATCAAAAATGTATCCATGGATACAGAATTCGTCTTCATAGGGAATGAAGAAAAGAACTATTTATTGACTCGTCCACTTGAATACGTCATCACACAACTCCAAATGTCACAGTTCACGATGCCGTACGGTATGGATACGAAGTCTGTGATGCTCAAGTTTCAACACCCAGTCAAAGAAATGTACTTTGTCGCACAAAACGATTATTACACGAGCAATAACCTTCCTTTGAATTTTGAAAGGATCGATAACGTCGAACTCAAGTTTAACGATAATCAAGTGTTCAACGCCGACCATAAGTTTATCACGTATCAACAACCATTCGCACATCACACCAACTCACCAACCGTTCTAGGTGTTACGTCCGTAAATCCAATCTTCGGTGTATATTCATTCTCAGAAAATCCCCAAGTCGAATATCCAACGGGTCAAGTAAACATGAGTCGTGTGTATCATAAACTCTTCACTATAAAACTCGATTCAACCACAAACGGAACAAACACGATTCGTGTGTACGCGAGAAATTACAATGTCTTGCGCATTCAAAGTGGGTTAGCTGGTTTAAAATTTTAACCCTTTATAGTAGTAATGGCTGGTAGACTTCAGCTCGAGACGACCGGTCCACAGGACAGGTTTTTTACGGTTGAACCACAGTTTACGTATTTTACGAAACGCTTTTCCAGACATACAAATTTCGCGAAAACATTCACGAAACTGGATTTCGATGGCGTTCCAGAATTCGGTACTACACTTCGTAGTCGAATTCCCATAAACATGGGAGACTTGTTAAAAACAGTAAGCTTTGAGATTGAACTCGATGCCATTCCGAATGCATCGAGCAGTGGTATCGGTTACATCGAATCCATCGCACACGCCATGATTGAATACGTGGATCTCATAATCGGTGGTAAGGTTGTACAGCGCATCACGAGTGACTACCTTCAGATTTATTCCGAACACAACTATACACAGACGAATCAGACAGCCCTATCCAAACTCATAGGAAAATATCCAAACAGACAATCATCCGTCCGTGTGGCCGATCCGTCGATCATTGGATATCTCGGAGCCGCCACGTCGACACAAAAGTATTTCGTCGACGTTCCCTTTTACTTTTATAGAAATCCACAACTCGCGATACCATTGTGTGCCATTGACAAACAAGAAGTTGAGATTGAAGTTAAATTCAGAAATATCGAAGACGTTGTCATCGATAATACGACAATTTCCATAAATAACGTCACGTCGTACGCACCACACACGACGGGTGGTATCGGATATGAGGTTGGTAATTATCTCCAGGTCGGTGTAGACATAGACGGTGAGGCTCTCGGAGATGAATCTGGTTTTTCTGTCTCCATGTCGAGAGACGGGTCAATCATGGCGGTCGGTGCACCGAACAACGACGCCGTTCCCAACGATTCTGGACACGTGCGTGTATATCGACTCGTCAATCAAACGTGGACACAAATGGGTACAGACATAGATGGCTCTGTTTCGAATGATTTCTTTGGTCAGGCCGTGTCTCTTTCGGAAGATGGAACTGTCCTCGCGGTGGGTGCACCGGATCACAACTATAACGCCATCTCGAATAACGGGCAAGTGAAAATTTATAGATGGAATGGGACGACGTGGGGAAGTGGACAAGCGATAAACCCCACGATTCACGCGACGACTCAAAACCTAAACTTTGGAAGCGCGCTTCAATTATCTCGCGACGGAAATACCATCGTCATCGGTGGGCGTGGATACGACACGTCTCGGGGTGTCTTTTACGTGTACAAGTATGAAGATAGTGCGTGGACACATAAACATACCGAATTTGGTCGGGTGACTGGTGACGCACTTGGATACAGTGTATCCATATCGGGTGATGGATTACGCGTCGCAGCCGGTGCAAATAATCCAGACGGGACGAGCTATGTGAGAACTCTGTATTTTAATTCACTAACACAAGAATGGCTTCCGCTCGGTGACTACATAGAGAGTGAAAACCCGGGTGATGAATTTGGATTTTCTATTAATTTTTCGGGCGATGGTCACAGACTCGCGGTCGGTGCACCGAAGAATTCAAGCGCTCGAGGTCACGTGCGCGTGTTTGAATACACCAATAGTATATGGTCACGAGTTGGATCCGACGTCGATGGTGAGGCGTTGGGTGATCAAAGTGGTACATCCGTCGATCTTTCTGATGATGGGAGTATTCTCGTCGTCGGTGCGAATGTAAACGATGGAACCGGTACAGACGCTGGACACGTGCGTGTGTACGTCTACGGTGTGGATGGGTGGAGACAACTCGGTAAAGATCTCGACGCCGAAGCACTCGGAGACGAACTCGGTTGGTCGGTCGCGATCTCTGGTGACGGTACACGGATCGCCGCGGGTGCGAAATCAAATGACGGAACGGGTACGAGTGCCGGTCACGTGCGCGTCTATGATCATCTGAAACGTTCCTATTTGGAAAATCGAATCAAAAAGTTCAACATGAACCTCGAACTCATATTTCTCGAGAGTGCTGAACGACTTAAGATTCAACACACGCGTCGTGATTTTGTCATCACACAAATTCAGGAAAATGCATTCAAGATTCCAAAGGGAATTCGCGATACCACGGTGAATTTGTCTTTCGTGAATCCAGTCAAGGAACTCTTCTTTGTCTTTCAACGTGAAAACAATAGAAAGTTTGGTGATTTTGTGACGCCATTTGATTACGACAACATATACATCGCGGTCGACAATAGACTCTTCTTTTATGAGAATCTCGTGTCACTCGACTTG